GCTTTCTGGCTCAAATAATACTTCTGCGGCAGGTCGCCAGTCTCCAAGATGTCCGACAACAAAGACTCTTCGCCTTCGCTGTGGGACTCCGAAGTTCTGAGCATCAAGCACTCGGTAGCTGAACCCATACCCGAGTTCGCCCACCGCCCCGAGGAATGAACCAAAGTCCCTTCCCTTGTTACTACTGAGGACACCTGGCACGTTTTCCCAAATGAACCACTTGGGTCTAAACTTGTCAAGAATTCCACAATAGATGAGGGCAAGATTGCCTCTCGGATCTTCAAGTCCTTTTCTGAGTCCTGCGACTGAGAAGGATTGACAAGGTGTTCCTCCGACCAAAAGGTCAATTGTTTTTTCTCCAAAATTCCACTCCTTATAATTGGACATGTCTCCAAGGTTAGGCACACCCGGATAATGATGTGCCAATACCTCACTAGGAAACTTCTCTATTTCTGAAAACGCAACAGGATTCCAACCCAGTTTATGCCAAGCTACTGTTGCTGCCTCTACACCACTACATACGGATAGATAATTCATAGTAATGTATATTGTGCAAAGTTACATGGCTCATCAAATCGATTCATGACTGACTTGCGCTCGGTTTCAATAGGAAGTCCTTGCTTCCTCAGCTTAAATACTACATCACTGAGTCTGTATATTCCCAAATCAATCCATGCTTCCATTGGACTGATCTTTTTATTAGCTTTAAGGTAGTCGAATAACCTCTTTTCTTGATTTGTCATAGTGAGTCCCTTTTTGTGTACATATTTTTAAGATTAATGTTATTGTTACGCATAAACTTTAGCCGTCTTAACAACGGATCTCGGTCAATACCAACGACGGAAAGACAAAAAGCCAACAGGCAATCATCTCCCTCTAACCATTCCCATGCCATTCTTTTTTGCGGTGCGCTAGCTTGCGCGGATATGGCATCATGCACCGCGCTCATTAAAACGGCAGTCAGTAGTCTTGCATAGGCATTATCCATGTTAGGATTGCTGCGCCTAAAGTTAGAAAACTCTACGTCTACGTTATAGTCCATACATCCCCCTATTGATGGTCACGCATAAAATCATTGAATGCGTTTTTGATTGCAACTTGCTCACTACCAGTCAGTCTGTTAATACTTTCTTGATTGATCATCAACAGATGCTTGATCTTATCGCATTTAGTAGCGTTATCAATCTTGTCTGATTCACCGAGCTTTTTAATCACCTCAATAAACTTAACGGATAATTGATATTCGTCTGCTAATAGGATAGGTTCTTTGCCCGGCAGACGCAGGCTATATTGCTTTTTTACAGGTGCAGTTTCCCTCACCTTTTGGGCCATAGATTTCGTCCCGGCATTGCCATCATCATCTTCGGGCGCTATTCCAGTGGCAGCCATGATCGAGTACCGTCTGGCATAAGTCAAAGCCGAACCGTATCCCTGTGGTGTTTGCTTATCAGCAGGAACATGAATCACTCCTCCAGACATCTCTTCACCGCTCTCATGTAGGAATATGGTTTCTACCTTTACGCCTGATTCTGCATCATGAGTCTTTTGTATGAGTGCTAATCCATGGTTGTGTAAAGCATCCAGGACAGCCTCTATACACCCTGCCAAGTCAACATACTGACTCTTGAAGTGTGGGTTGGTACTATTCTTTAATGCTGGTGCAAATTCTTTCTGTGCTGCTACGAATGCCTTAGCAATCTCCGATGTTGTTGTCATCTTCTTCTCCAAAATATAAGTTAATAATGCTTTGTCTTTTTGTTACATCTTTTACGTTACGGTAAATCACTTGTAAGAAAGTAGCCGTATCTGCCATCTTCATACTATGATCATACTGTTCAGTTCCATCTACGTTAATATCACTCATTTATAGCTCCCTATCGCGGATGCGAAGTTTAGATTGACGAATAGTCCGAGCAGGTTTCGCAGGCGTTACCTTTTCGGGTTGTGCTTTGTAGTTCAATGTCGGCCATGAGATTCTATAGCGCCCGGAAATAGCATGAGAATAATCTCTCATGTTATCCATAATCTGCACCTCAAGAGCTTTAACTTGATCCTCTACATCACTGATTACTTGACGTAATTCAATGATCTTTTCTGCATCTTTTTCTAGTCCGGGCATCACCACCTCAATATCTTCAGGTCGATCCCATATTTTCGATGCCTCTTCAGGTGTGCGTACGTTGTACCATTCCACTTCCTCATTGGTCTTGTACTTTTCCAATCTACGCTGAAAATCTATGATGGCCGTATGCAGTTGGTCCAATACCTCAGCATCTTTCTTATATACAAAAAGCTTTAGCGTGGTGCCTTTGTAAAGTACACACACCACACCCACATCGCCTTGGTCAACGGTGTCAATTTGCATCTGTAACTGTAACGGCCCACGATACAATGGCAACTCGCTTGCGTTTTCTACTTCATGTGCAGTCAATTTAGCCTCTAGGATAATGGTTCCTTCAAGCTTGATCTCATCTGCATTGACACAGATAATGCCTCGTTCGATGTCAGTCATGATCGTGCGACCATCGCCCTCAACGGTACCATCCAAACTGCATGCAAATGGCAAGGCTTTATGAAAGAAGGGTTTATCGTAGTCAATCTTAGGGTCTTTCAATCCTAATCTATTGGCTGCTTCAGTTAAAATCATCGGTTCTGACAAGTTCCCGAAGGTCATAGCCTCATTGGATATAAAGGGTATTTCACCTCCATTGATAACGTCTATCTTTTCTTTGAGTAATTCATTTACGGTTTTAAACCTTGATGCACCCATCAGCACCGGGATTTCTGATGCTGATAGCTGATCGTTAGGCGTGACTTTTCCTACCATGGTTATGTTTCCTTTTTAATTGATTGATTGTTAAGCTTTTCGAGAATATCATCAAGGCCCTGAATGACATCGTAATGTTCATCCAGGGCTAGGCTGCCTGTTCTATCTAGCTCAAATAGTTGGTTGATTATTGATCGAATGGAGTCTTTTAGTTTCATGTTTACCTTCCCTTTTTATAGGTTTTTGTGGTTATTGACATATTGATTTTAAATCAAAAGATAGCTCTTGTATATCATTTTATAATATGAATATCCAAACATTGTTGCTTAGTTTTTAGATACACCGATCCATTAGGGGTTATCTGTTCGAACAGAATCCCCTTTTTACAGAGTGCATCGCGTGGGATAGGTTGGATACCCTGATAGATATAAAAGAGTGTAGCAGTGCTTAAAATGCCTACTGAACACCCTAAAACAAACCAATTGCGTTTCTTTTTGCGTTCATATTCCAAATAAATTGCCATGATGTAGTTCCCCTTTTTATAGGTTGTGACTATCAAATGATAATCCCTTAGCACCCAAAAGAGGTGCTAAAAGGTATCACTCAACTAGCTTGATTCTGTAATCAGATCGGTCATAGGGTTCGGAAATATACCCTAACTCATAATCTTCTTGGATTTCAGTCAAAAAGGTGTCTAATTCAGTGACTGCATCACCGAAGGTATAAAAAGACTCATTGAGAAGGTCAATCCATCCATCACAGATGGTGTAGGTTTCAATAATGAATTGATGCTTTGGAGGTTCATCATCAAAACATGGCTCATGAGGTGCATTGAGTTCATGCTCTTGATTTTCAATTGATCGTTCATGATCGTCTAAATCATAATCATTGGATTCTTTTGGCATAATAATTTCCTTTTTATAGGTTAGTTATGGCATATATAACTTGATCATATTCCTCTGAGTTGGTGCTTGAATCATCACCCTCTTGCATAATGAATAAATTGCCATTCAACTCATCAATTAAGAACTCTATTAGATAATCATCTGAACCATATTTATGTTCTCTTGATTTAATATTAGCTATTACTTGATTTTTACCATTTTGATCTAATTGAATGCCAATTCCCTCTTCATTCTTATCTAGTAAGTTAAATGAACAGTCTTTGAAATTAACAAAAGTTCTGTCAATCATGAAATATGCATCTTTTTTGAATGTATACATAATAATTTCCTTTTCATAGGTTAGTTAATGTTACTGACCGATTCTCATCGGTTTCGTCCAATTAGGACTCATCAGAGTAACTGT